CCCCGGTGTTCGTAAGCCAGTTTACAATTTTGATTTAGGTTTTAATTCGGAAGATTTCCCTATTAAAACTAATTTCCAAAGAGGGAGTAAGCCTTTTACGTTTCTTAACATTGGAGGTAATTCCCATAGGAAAAATAATCAGTTAGTAGTAGATGCATTTTTAAAATTATTTGAAGATAATATGGATTATCAATTAATTTTGAAAACAACTGGCGCTCCTGCTAGTCGTTGGACTAATAAAAATGGTGAATATATTGGTGGTTTCTATGGTCATCCTCAGATTAAAATAATTGATTCATATTTGAATGAGTCAGAGATGTCTGATTTGTATAAGAACTCTGATTGTTTTCTGTATCCTACTAGCGGCGAGGGGTGGGGTATGTCTCCGTTTAATGCTATTGCTTCAGGTATCCCTACGATTTGCACTAATGCAACGGCTTGCACTGAGTTTGCTTATCTGTCTTATCCTTTGGATTCAGAGTATGTTAAATCTACATATCCCGGTGTTTTTGAGAATGGGGAGATAGCTATGCCTTCTTTCGATGATCTTTGTGATAAGATGATGTTTATTGTAAATAATCATGATGAAGCTATTGCCAAAACTAATCAAGGGGCAAAATTTTTGCATGAAAATTATTCTTGGGATAAAGTCTCTGAAAAATATATTAGTAGACTAAAAGAATTAAAGGCTGTGTATGACAATTGAAAAGTTTGATGACAAAGGTATTTTAGGTGCAATAAAAGATATTGAGGATGTTGGTATTCTCCATATCAAAGGATATTCCAATAGCGAGATTGGTAACCTTCTTTCGTTATCTAGGCCGCAGGTTAAAGAGTATATTGACCAATATAGGCATATACTTCAACGCCAAGCTGATGACGATCCATATTTTCTTGAGAAGATTCAGTTTAATACTTTGAAGGCTTTGCAAGAGTTTGATCAGATAGGCAAGGAAGCTTGGGAGACTGTTTCTATTGCTACTGATCATGGCATGATTGCAGCAAGAATTCAGGCTTTAAAATTGGCTTCTGATATCGCTGGAAAGAAAGCACAGCTTCATAAGCTTATTGGTGCTTCTACGTCAACTGATAACGATTACATTGCTCGTATGCAGAAGGCTGAGAATGTTAATCAGATTCTGTCTAAGATTTTGAGGGATGTTATTTCTAAGCATCCTATTATTGCTGAGGAAGTTCGTCGTGAACTTGCTGTTGCTTTTGAGATTATGGAAACAGAATCCTCTAAAAATGAGGAAGAAGAAATTATTGATGCGGACATTGTTAATGATCCTGCCATTGTAAATATTGTTGAGGGGTTCAAAAAGTGATTGAACATACACCGAAAAGCTGCCCTATAAAGGTTTTAAAATAATGTCTGACTTTCTGGGGATGAATTTAAACTTTTCAGATTTTGATAGTCTTTTGAGACAAGATGAGCTTGTGATGGAGCCTGTGCCTATTGAGGTATTTGTTCAGGAACGCAAGTATCTTGGGTTGCCACCATTATCGCCCATTCAGTTGGAGATTGTGCGCCATAGTACACAAATTTTTAAGAAACCTACTCTTCAAAAATTGATGGGCGATGAGGCTGGCGAAGCTTATTATAAGAAGTATACGGATAATGAGGTTATTTGTATGCTTGGGAAGGGTAGTGGTAAAGATCACTGCTCCCGTATCTCTATTGCATATATCTCTTATCTTATGCATTGTTTGCGTGATCCTTTGGGTTATTATGGGAAAGCTAATGGTGTATATATAGATTTACTCAATTTGGCTGTTAATGCACAACAAGCTCAGAGGGTGTTCTTTGAACCTTTAAAAAACTTGTTGTTAGCTTCGCCTTTCTTTAATGATGTTGGGTTTGAACCTCGTGTTTCTGAGATCTTTTTCTTTTCTCGTCCTGTTAGATGTTTCTCTGGTCATTCGGAAAGTGAAGGCTGGGAAGGCTACGAGGTTTTGACTGTTATTTTGGATGAGATTTCTGCTTTTAAAACTGATTCGGAGTTGCGTGGAGAAATTCGTTCTAAGGGTTCTGCTTCTGCTATTTATAATATGAGTAAGCTTTCTGTTATGTCTCGTTTCCCTGAGGTTGGTAAGGTTATTCTTCTGTCGTTCCCTCGTTATAAGGGTGACTTTATTCAGCAGAGGTTCTTTGCGGCGCAGAAGAATAATGAGCCTAAAACTTGGGTTATTAAGGCGGCTACTTGGGAAGTTAATCCTACTATTAAGCAGGAGGATTTAGCTTCTGAGTATATTAGAAATCCTGTTGAGGCTAGGGCTAGGTTTGAGTGTGAGCCTCCTAACATGGAAGATGCTTATTTTAGAGATCCTGATTTGGTTCGTAGGGCTTTCAATTATTCTGAAGATCCTATGAATGAAGAGGATGGTACGTTTAAGAAATGGTTTGCTGGTGTTGATGGGCATGTTCGTTTTATTCATGTTGACTTAGGTTTGAAGCGTGACCGTGCCGCTTTGTCTATGGTTCATTCGACTGGTTTTAAGGAGGTTAAGAGTTTGGTTGGCACTGAGAAACTTCCTGTTGTTAATGTTGATTTGGTTTATGCTTGGGAAGCTTCTGTTGGTGCTGAAATTAACTTTGCTTCTATTCGTCAGATGATTGTTGATTTGTGTCGTAAGTTTGATGTTGGTTTGGTTACGTTTGACCGTTGGCAATCTGTTGAGATGGTTCAATCTTTGCGTTCGCAGGGTGTGAATGCTGATTTTCATTCGGTTAAGAAAAGTGATTATGATACTTTGATGACTACTATTTATGATGGTCGTTTGCGTGGGTATTGGAATGAGCTTTTGGTTGAGGAGGAGCTTTTGAAGTTGAGGCAGTTTGCTAATAATAAGATTGATCATCCTAGTTCTGGGTCTAAGGATTTGGCTGATGCTGTTACTGGTGCCGTGTTTAATTGTATTAAGCATCTTGCTGTTGATGCAGAGTTTGAGATTGAGGTTTTGTCTCCTGAAGATAGTTACGAGTATGAGTATGAGAATGATTTTGAGAAGGATAGTGTTGAGATTTTTAATAGTGATTTGAGTTCGTTTATTTCTGGGTCTACTAATCGGCCTATGGATTTGGCTGTGAATGAAAGGTGGTTGGATACGATATGAGTGATTTTCAGGTTAATACGAATGATTTGATTACGCAGTTGGCTTCGCAAATTGCGGGGTATATTATTGAGTTAAATGTGTCGAAATTGCAGGTGGAATTCTTGCAGGGTAAGGTAAGGGATTTGGAGGAATCCTCGTTGCGCCCTGATGTGGGGAATAAAATTTCTTTTGAAAGGAAATAAGTTCTGATGTTTTTGGTCGCTTGTCGGATTCGACCCTGATATCTTGTGGTTATCCCATACGGGGGACTTCCCCGAATAGTAGAAAGATAATGACAATGTTGAATATTACTAAGGTTGACAATTTTCCTGAGCTTACTCGTTCGGGTCGTGTTAGTGGTGAGTTGCAGGGTATCATTAATGCTTTGCTTGATTCCGCAAACTTAGGTGATCGTTTTGCTTTGAGTGGTATTGAGCCGGGTAAGGCTTATAACTCAATGCAGCAGCGTATCCGTTCGCAAGCTAAGAAGCTTAATCTTAAGATTGTGATTCGTTATGATGCTGACGATTTGAAGTTGTATTTCCGTGCGAGCCATATGGTTGCTCCTACGGTTCTTGTTGATGTTGTTCCTATGGTTGCTGTTAAGAATGATGCTGTTGATCAGGATGATTTTTATGATGAGGAAGTTAAGGCTTCTGATGTTAAGGCAATTAAGTCAAGTAAAGCTTCTGTTAAGTAATTAAATATTTTTTAGATTTTTTGTTAAAACCCCCGGTGTGAAAGCACCGGGGGTTTTTTTTGTGTATACTGTTGTCTATGATAAATGTTGCACCTCAAGAAATTAATATTACTTCTGATGAAATTGCTAATTGGTATCCGATGATTGCTTTGCCTTGTTATGATCGTCAAGTTACTGAACCATTTTTTATGTCGATGATAAAGTTGGCTATGAATTTTAGGGAGTATGAGCTTAAGTTTGCTGTTTCGACTTTTTTTGATTCTTTGATTTCTCGTGCGAGGAATCAGTTGGTTGCTAAGTTTATGGCTAACCCTGATTTTACTCATCTTTTGTTTATTGATGTTGATTTGGCTTTTAATTATGAAGATATTTTGAAGATGTTGTGGCATGATAAGGAAATTGTTGTGGGTGCTTATCCGATTAAGGAAATTCTTTGGGATAAGGTTGTTACTCATGTTAATAATGGTGTTCCTGCTAATGAGATTGCTGCTAAGTCTACTCGTTTTGTTGTGAATACTACTGGTGGCGAAGGTGTTAATACTGTTCGTGTTGATAAGGGTGCTTTGTCGATTTATGATGCGGGTACTGGGTTTATGTTGATCAAGCGTTCTGCTTTTGAGCGTATGTTTGCTGAGTATCCTGAGTTAAAATATAATGATGATACTGGTGCGTTGAAGGGTGTTGAGCGTGATTATTCTTACGCTTTGTTTAATAGTTATGTTGATCCTGTTGATCAAAGGTTTTTGTCTGAGGATTATGGGTTTGGTCGGTATTGGCAGAAGATGGGTGGAGAGGTTTGGGTTGATCCTTCCATTAGTTTGATGCATTTGGGTAGGTTTGAGTATCAGGGTAGTATGATGAATTGGCTTGTAGAAAATTCTAATAATCCTGTTGATATTAAGATTACTGAAGGTGAATCTTCATTTGGGGATTTACTTGTTGATGCTGAGGTTATTAAGACTTCTGATTTGTAATAGATTTTTTGGGTTTGTTGCTGGCGCTGTGTGTGCCAAAAAATATGTGCTCAAAA